ACAGGGGCTGGCTAAAAAAGCGGACACGGCACGTAAAAAAGGCGTTGTAACCGAAAAGGAAGCTGCTGACATGGCTGATGGATACAAAAAAGGCGGCAAAGTAAAAGCGAAGCCACTTCCGTTCTGGATGAGCAAGTTCAAGAAGAAAGGCGCGAAATCTGAAGACAAAGCCGAAGGCCCCATGAAGTATGCCAAAGGCGGCATGGTAAAAGGCAGTCGGGGTAACGGATGCGCGCAACGGGGCTTCAAGTAGGCATAAGGAATACACCGTGAAAAAAGTTAGGAAGTTCGACGCGGGTGGTATGGCGTCTTCCAGCCCGCAGCCTGCGTTCACGCAGTTCGGCGCAACCCCGCCCGCGTTCGGCTCCGGCATGGTGGGCGGGATGGCGAACTCGACGGACACGGGCGTAGGAGGCGTACGCGCCGCGCCTGCCCCCGCGATGGCCCAAGCCCCCGCCATGACGCCTACCGCGCCCACACAGGCTATGCGTAAGGGTGGTGTGGTGAAGAAATTCGCCGACGGTGGCGACGTTGCTGCACGGCAGATTAAAGAGGGCGAGGATATAGTTGCTAGAATAACGGGGGGGTATAAAAGTCCCAAGAAGACGATGCCAGCAGCCCCTAGCATGGACTACATAAACAAACGGATGGAAGAAATAGCCAAGCTAAAAGATGAAGACATGCCCTTAGGGGAAATGGGCTACTTACATGACGAACGCAAGAAGCGAGAATATGAAGAGTTTACGCGCCAGACGCCCAAAATGCGTAAGGGTGGCACGGTGAAGAAACTTGCCAAAGGCGGTACCGTGAAGAAGCCCATGAGCGAGCAGGAGTACAAGACCAAAACCGCTAAAGACTCCAAGAACGACAATTACGGGGAATTCTCTCGGGCACCACTGCGCTTTGACGCAGATGCGGGCTTGAACGCGGCGTCCCTCGCCGCATCGGTTATTCCTGCGGGTAAAGGGCTAAAGATGGCCGGGGCAGTGTTTAAAGCTGCTAAGGTCCGTCGTCAAGCTGCTAAAGTCGATCAGCTTAGAAAGCGTATAAATATCGAAATTGAAAAACCAATTCGGCGCGGCGGTATATCATCCCCTCAACCGGCAACGGGGTTTAGAGAAGAATTCCACCCCACTCAAGGCCACGACTACTACCCCGGCCCGCTTAACCGGATACAAGGCAAGAAAATTGTCAAAAAAATAGAGCGGGATTCCGACATGGACAAGATATTGAACGACCCAAGAGCTACTAAAGGCATCGATCGCAGGGCGTCACGGTATCGCAGCGACGCTGTTCCAAGGGATTCGCAATTCGAGAATCCGGAGCTTCGGGGCATAGCCAAAAGACTTATGGATACGAATGTTCTGAAAGCTGGTAAAAAACCGGCAAAAGAAATATTTAAAGATATTACGGGTACGTACAAAAAAGGCGGCACGGTGAAGAAGTTCTCCAAGGGCGGCGCGGTGACGAGCCGGGGCAACGGCTGTTGCAGTAAGGGCAAGACGAAAGGGCGAGTTTGCTGATGAGCACCTCTGCCTCCCCGCCGGTATTTAACCTCAACCTCAACGATTTGATTGAGGAAGCGTTTGAGCGGGCGGGCGCGGAAGTGCGGACGGGGTATGAGTTTCGGACGGCCCGCCGCAGTTTAAACCTCATGTTTGCCGAATGGGCGAACCGGGGGATAAATCTGTGGACGGTAGAACAAGGTACGGTGGCTTTGAACGCAGGTCAGGCTACCTACAACCTCCCGGTAGACACTGTGGATTTGCTTGAGCAGGTAATTCGTACAAACGCGGGGACTGCCACTCAGTCCGACATAGTGATTTCCCGCATTAGTGTTTCGACGTACGCCTCGCTACCCAACAAGACTACAACGGGCCGTCCGATCCAGATTTACGTAGACCGTCTCAGTGGCGCAACGTCGTCCCTAGCGGTCGTGCAGTACCCCACATTTACGACGTGGCCGGTCACCAACGTGTCTAACACCTATCAGCTAATTTACTGGCGGCTCCGGCGGATGTTGGACGCGGGCACGGGCGTGAACACGCAGGACGTCCCGTTTCGGTTTTTACCTGCGATGGTCGCGGGGTTGGCGTATTATGTGGCGCTTAAGATCCCAGACTCGATGCCGCGTTTGCCGATGTTGAAAGAAATGTATGATGAGGCGTGGCAGGCGGCGGCTGACGAAGATCGCGAGAAAGCCTCCATGATGATAGTTCCGCGACAGATGTATATCTGATGGGAATCAAGTTCACCGCAGGCCGTATTGCTATATCGGTCTGCGATAGGTGTGGTTTTCAGTACCGGCTATCCAAACTACGAGTGATCGTGGTTCGGACTAAGCCCACGAATATCATGGTGTGCCCGACGTGCTGGGAGGCAGATCACCCGCAAAATATGCAGGGGATGTACCCGGTAGCTGACCCGCAGGCGGTTAGAGTTCCGCGCCCAGACACTACTTATTTGGTGTCTGGGCTGAATACGCTGGGCCATCTAAGCGGGGGCAGTCGAGATATTCAATGGGGATGGGCACCGGTAGGCGGGGGCAACCCCCTATTCACGCCTAACGATTTAGTGGCAATAGGACAAATTGGTGTAGTAGAGGTTACTATCACATGAAGAAATACCTAACAGGCGGCGATGTGCGGCAAGTCCGCCAAATCGCAGACGTTGAAATCAAAGGGCATGTGAAGAAACTCCATGTCAAGAAGACAGGTCAACCACGCCTTATCAAATCCACACGCGGCAATTCCCGGGGGAAGTAATGGCTAAGAAACAACCGCACTGCATGCCTACTGATTACATCAGCGTTGGCAATATTTCCACGGTCCCGCAGGACATGTCCCCCAAGAAGCAATCTATCAAGATTCGGGGAACTGGCGCTGCGACCAAAGGCACGAAAGCCAGCGACAAAATGGGCTAGGTGATGGATTACCTGACGCTGGTATCAGAGATTCAGTCGTACACCGAGAACGAGTATGTCTCGGCGGATTTCAATACGTTTATCCAGCAAGCGGAGCAGCGTATTTACAATGCTGTCCAGCTTCCGGCGTTGCGGAAGAACTCGATAGGCGCGTTGACCGCAAACAACAAGTACCTTTTAACCCCCACGGATTGGCTAGCCACGTATTCTTTGGCGGTCGTGGACCCCACGACGGGGGACTACTCCTACCTGTTGGACAAAGACGTGAATTTTATTCGAGCGGCGTACCCGAATCCGCTTTCTACGGGGTCTCCGGAATACTACGCTGTGTTCGACAAGAACACGTTTATCCTAGGCCCCACACCGGATTTAGCCTATCAAGCAGAATTGCACTATTACTACTACCCGGAGTCGATCGTGACGGCGGGCAATACATGGCTAGGGGACAATTTCAGCTCGGTGCTTTTTTACGGGACGCTTATCGAAGCGGGCACCTTTATGAAGGCCGAGCCAGATATGTTAGCGGTGTACGTTAAACGGTATGATGACGCGATGGTGCTGATGAAACAGCTTGGGGATGGCAAAAACCGCCGTGACGCCTACCGGTCAGGGCAAGTACGATACCCGGTGACTTAAATGTTAGACCTATTAAATGGCACGGTTGGCGAAGTAGTCGTTACGATCGTAAACGGCGTTGCGCTCCCACCGGCAGAAGAACCCGAGGTGTCTACGCCTCCCAACGACGAGGAGGAATAAATGACTATCGTTCAATCTATGCCGACTGAGTTTAAGACGGGACTACTGTCTTGCGCGCATAATTTCAACACGTCTAACCGCGCAGTAGTATTAAATACCGTTGACGTGTTTTATATTGCGTTGTACGACAGCAGCGCGACGCTTGATAATACCACTTTGATTTATGACGTGTTGACCCCGGGCCAAATCACCAATACGAGCGGGTCGTCGTATGTCGCGGGCGGGATAGCGTTGACTATTGCCACTACTCCCACGGGAGACACGGTGGCAAACGCGGGGTATATCAGTTTCTCCCCAGCGGTTTGGACCATCGCGGATTTCACTACCCGAGGAGCGTTGATCTATAATTCCTCCAACGGAAATCTAGCAGTCGCGGTATTAAACTTTGGAGTAGATAAAACCGTTTCTGGCGGCGGGACGTTTACGATTACGTTTCCCACATACGCTACCAACACTACCGTCGCCGCTGTACAACTTAGTTAAAGGAATTTATTTATGGCAGTTCAATATAGTGTGGCGCAACGGAACGCCGCAATTTCAACACTCTCCACGACAGTCGGGGCCGCAGGGATTTGCAAAATATTTGTCGGGGCACAACCCGCGAACTGCCTTGCGCCTGATTCCGGGGCGAATTTGGTCCAGTGGACTTTTACGGCCACGTTTGCTGGAGCAGCGTCTTCTGGAACGGTAACTGTAAATAATCCCGCAGCGCCGGGATCTACTGCATTGGTTACGGGGCTGGCGGGGCATTTTCGTATTTATCAGGCGGGGGCCACCGTTTGTGTTATGCAAGGAAATTGCACTATTACCGGAGGTGGCGGTGACTTTCAACTTACCAACTTGAATATTGCTATCAATCAGATCGTTACGTTCTCCTCGATGACTGTTAGCGCAGGTAACGCTTAACCCCTAGGAGTCAGTCGTGGCTTTTGTACTTCGAGATCGAGTTCAGCAGACCACGGCGACTACCGGCACGGGGACTATCACGCTCAGCGGGACGGTAGCGGGATACCAAGCGTTCAGTGCCATCGGAAACGCGAACACCTGCTACTACACGGTCGTCAGCGGGGTGCTGTGGGAGAGTGGGATTGGGACGTATACCCTTGCGGGGACTACGCTCGCCCGAACCACTATCCTCGCTTCGTCTTCGGGCACAACGGCAATCACCCTAGCGGGAACCTCCACCGTTTTCTGCGGGCTCCCCGCAGGCCAGCAAATCCCTAGCGCGGCCTATCTGACTGGTGTCGCAGGCACCAATACCATTACCGCTAGCCTTCCCGTAATGGGGGCGTACATTATCGGCCAAGTTTTCACGTTAGTCCCCGTGGGAGCGAATACCGGCGCGGTTACGTTAAATATTAACTCGCGGGGAGCAATTGCCGTTACGAAAGGCGGGGCAACTGCGTTGGCTTCCGGTGAACTTGTGACGGGCGCGGCGTACCAATTGGTTTACGACGGCACGCGGTTTTTAATTTCCAATACGCCCGGGCAAATTTTGCAGACTTCGTATTATGTTGACGCCGGGAGCAGCACAACTTCACTAGCATATGTAAACGTGAGCGTAAATTTCTGGACTATAACGCCAAAATCTTCAACCTCTATTTTAATATTTACCGTGTCCATGTCACTTGGCAACGCGAGTGTTGCCGCAGCCAACACAATTGCGTATTGCAATCTGTACGTCGGAACCCCGGCAACTACAATAACCAATGCTGCGCGATACACTTATGCGACCACGGGGGCTGGGGGCACAGGATCATACGCTACCGCAACGTTTTCTTTTCAAATTGCATCCGGCTCTACTTCTGCGCGTAACTATGGAGTGAGCGCCGCAACAAATAACACAAGCTCGGGAGCTTTGGCGCAAAACATAGCAGGAATGTGTGTGGAGATTCAGCTATGAGCGCGCAATCTGACTGGGCCGCTGCTGTTGCCCGAGTAGCCGCTAGCCATTGCATGGGCGGCGACCCGCAAGAAATTCTCGACGCGCAAGCAAACTACGAAGCAGCCGAAGCAGCACTTGCCGCCGAGCAGTTAGCGATTAAGCAAGCCACCGTGACGCGCCTGCAAGCCTTGCTCGCGTTAGAAGCGGGCGGATATTTAGCCACTGTTGACGCCTACATGGCGACGCTAGCGCGGGGCAATTCCTCTCGGTTGGCGTGGGAGAACGCGCAGGTGTTTGAGCGCAGCAGCCCTGTTGTTGCTGCGATGGGTGCGATGTTGGGGCTGGACGACGCTGCGATTGACGCGCTGTTTATCGCCGCGAGTACGGCAGCGCTGTAAGTGTTTTCCAACGGGAGTTTCTCCTCCTTCCCGTTTAGTGGTTTTTATACCGCGTCCCTCACGAGTGCTACGACTAACGGCGCTGATACCAGTGCTGGGGTAATCACTCCCATAGTCAGCGTCACGAGTGCTACGACTAACGGCGCTGATACCAGTGCTGGGGT